TATTTTTTTTTATTAAAATTATTTATTTTATTTATTATATTTATTATTAATAGTAAATTAATAATAAATTAATATTTATAATATATAATTTTTCATAATGTATTTAAAACAATTATTAAATAATAAATTTAGTATTATTATTATAATTTTAATAATAATAATAGTAATTTATTATATAAATAATAATATTATAAATTGTGAAGAATTTGAGGGTAATAATAATGATTTAAATGATAAAAAAATCAAAAATGCTGTTAATGAATGGATTAATGAAGATACACGTGCGAGTGCTGAAAGTAAATATGGAGGACATATTTCAGATTGGGATGTTAGTAATGTAACAGATATGTCTGAATTATTTAAGGATAAACCTAATTTCAATGAAGATATATCAAAATGGGATGTTAGTAATGTCACTACTATGTATGATATGTTTTGGGGTACTACAAATTTTAATCAAAATATATCAAGTTGGAATGTTAGTAATGTCACTACTATGGAAGGTATGTTTGTAAATGCTAAAAAATTTAATCAACCTATTGGAAACTGGGATATTAGTAATGGTAAATTAACTAATATTAGTTTAATGTTTTTAGGTGCTACAAATTTTAATCAACCTATTGGTAAGTGGAATGTTAGTAATGTCACTAATATGAATGGAACGTTTAATAATGCTACAAATTTTAATCAAGATTTATCAAACTGGAATGTTAGTAATGTTAAAACAATGATGAATATGTTTGGTAATGCTAGAAGTTTTAATCTAAATATATCAAATTGGAATGTTAAGAATGTCACTAATATGAGTAATATGTTTTATAACACAGTTTTATCACTTGATAATATTAATAAAATAAAAGTCAATTGGATTAACAACTATAAAAATATTAGTAATAAAATTTTAAATTCTGCTTTATTATTAACTTTTGTTGGAAATGAAATTGATATAGCAAATAATAATACAATTATTTTAGCCAATGATTATTTTAAATTTGAATTTAAAGATAATAAATTACAAACATGTAATAAACTAACATCCGATTGTTATGTATTATTTGAATATGTAGGTGATATTAATAATATTTCTTTAAAATTAAATAAAGGAGGCTATATAAATATTATTGATAAAAATAATAAAAGTATATTATATACAAACAAAACTAGTATTGAAAACTTTAATGATGGAACCGAAGATACGTTATTAAATTTAGTATTATCTAATGATGGAGAATTACTAGTAATGGATGAAACCACAATTGTTCATAAAATTATTGGTAATATAGAATTACAAACAACACAACCTAATACAACACAACCTATTATAAATAATATAACTCAATTATTACCTAATATATCATCTGAAACTATTGTTTCTGTTTTAAATAGTGGTGTTGATTTAATGAAACTTTATTCTGATAAAAATTATATGTCAGAGAGAGGTATGCATTTTGATTCTCAACTTAAAGGACCCTCTACTAATATATATCAAAAAAACTTTTCAGGAACTTCTAATGTATATTCACCTTATTTATATTATAATAAAAATAAAAATACACAACCAATTATTACTGAAGAACCTACTACAACAATATATGAAACTTATTAGTATAATAAATAAAATGGTGTCGGTATTGATAGTAATAATATAGTATAATAATGTCTAATAATACTGATATAACATTTATTGAAAAATAAAAAAAATCGAAACTAATCGATGTCTTCTCCCCAGATGACAACCTATCTAATTAAACTCTTTAGTTTTAAACTTAATTAAATGGCACTATATGTGCTTATCGATTAAATTACTTTCAGATTTTATGTTTAACTATATAATGATAAAATATTCATTATATAGAAAAACATTTATAATTATAAAAAAATAATAAATCAATTTTTTTTCAACTATTATTTTTTTTGCTTATTTATTTTTATATTTTATTTAATAATTTTTAAATTATTTTAAAATAATTTTCAAATAATTTTCAAATAATTTAATAGTTTCGATAGTTTTTAATATTTTTTTTATATTTTTTAGTGTAAAAATTAATTATTTAAATATAATCTATTTAATTTATTTTTTTATAATTAAAATATTCAAGTAAAAAAATATTTGTTTAATTTAATAAACGCTTTACAAACTTTAATAACTTTATTTATATTAACTAATTAAAATGGGAGGAGGTCTTATGCAACTTGTCGCTTATGGTGCCCAAGATATTTATCTTACTGGCAACCCTCAAATTACCTTCTTTAAGGTCGTTTACCGTCGTCACACCAACTTCGCTGTTGAATCCATTGAACAAACCTTCAATGGCACTGCTGATTTTGGCAAACGTGTCACTGCCACCATCTCTCGCAATGGTGATTTAATTCAACAAATGTATCTTGAAGTTGATTTACCTGTTGTTGAAACCCCTGGATCCACATCTAATGTCTGGACTTATGGTGTTGGTAATGCTCTTGTCAAACAAGCCGAAATCGAAATTGGTGGTCAACTCATTGACCGTCAATATGGTGACTGGATGAATATCTGGACTGAACTTACCATGCCTGCCGGTAAACGCGATGGTTATGATAATATGGTTGGTAATAGCGTTGCTACTACCGCAATTACACAAACTGGTGCTTTATCATCTGCTTCTACTCAACGCCTTTACGTTCCTCTCCAATTCTGGTTTAACCGCAACCCTGGTCTTGCCCTTCCCCTTATTGCTCTTCAATACCACGAAGTTAAACTTAACCTTGAACTTCGTGCCGTTAACCACCTTGTAAATTTTTCAACTGGTACTGTTCCTTCAGCCACTCTTGGTTGCAAACTCTATGTTGATTACATCTACCTTGATACCGATGAACGTCGTCGTTTTGCCCAAGTCAGCCACGAATACCTTATTGAACAAGTTCAATTTACTGGTGCCGAGTCTGTTAGCTCTACTGCTACTACTAAAAACGTCACCCTTAACTTTAACCATCCCGTTAAAGAACTTGTCTGGGTTAATAACTCTACCACTTTTGGTGCCTCTAATACCGCAACTGGTAACAGATGGTTTAACTATGGTGATAGCAATGACACCACTGATACATTTACAAAAGGTCTTCTTCAACTTAATGGTCATGATCGTTTCTCTGTCCGCAATGCCGATTATTTCCGTAAAGTTCAAAACTTCGAACATCACTGCCGTGTCCCCCGTGTTGGCGCTGATCTCCATGTTTCTGATTCTAAATTAACTGCTCGCCAACAATTTATCTACTCCTATTCTTTTGCTCTTTCCCCTGAAGAACACCAACCCAGTGGAACCTGCAACTTTTCTCGTATTGATAACGCTGTTCTTCAACTTACCTATGCCGCCTCTGGTCGTGATGCCTACAATCTTAACGTCTATGCCGTTAACTACAATGTTCTTCGCATTATGAGTGGAATGGGTGGTCTCGCTTATAGCAATTAGAGAATATTAAAAGTATTTGTTGTAGAAACATACTTATACGTTTAAAAATTATTTAATATTTTTTTCTATTTTTTCAAATTATTTAATATTTTTTTCTATTTTTTCAAATTATTTTCAAATTATTTTTTAAAATATTTAATATTTTCGATAGTTTTTAATCTTTTTCAAATATTTTTTAGTGTAAAAATTAATTATTTAAATGTAATCTATTTAATTTTATTTTAATTAAATTAAAATAGTCAAGTAAAAAAATATTTGTTTAATTTAATAAACGCTTTACAAACTTTAATAACTTTATTTATATTAACTAATTAAAATGGGAGGAGGTCTTATGCAACTTGTCGCTTATGGTGCCCAAGATATTTATCTTACTGGCAACCCTCAAATTACCTTCTTTAAGGTCGTTTACCGTCGTCACACCAACTTCGCTGTTGAATCCATTGAACAAACCTTCAATGGCACTGCTGATTTTGGCAAACGTGTCACTGCCACCATCTCTCGCAATGGTGATTTAATTCAGCAAATGTACCTTGAAGTTGAAACCCCTGCTATGACTGGTTCTGGTTCTATGTTTACATATGGATTTGGTAATGCTCTTGTTAAACAAGCCGAAATTGAAATTGGTGGTCAACTCATTGACCGTCAATACGGCAACTGGATGAACATCTGGACTGAACTTACCACCCCTGAAGGTAAACGTGCTGGTTATGATGATATGGTCGGAAACAAAGCCACTGGTCATAGCCAAACTGGTAGTGTTTCTGCTGAATCTAAACAACGTTTCTATGTTCCCCTTCAATTTTGGTTTAACCGCAACCCCGGTCTTGCTCTTCCCCTTATTGCTCTTCAATACCACGAAGTCAAACTTAACCTCGAACTTCGCCCCACTACTGAATTAACTAATACTGCTTCAGTTGATGAAACTAGTGGTCTTACTTGCAAACTCTATGTTGACTACATCTACCTTGATACCGATGAACGTCGCCGTTTCGCCCAAGTCAGCCACGAATACCTTATTGAACAAGTTCAATTTACTGGTGCTGAATCTATTGCCGCTGACTCCACCACCAAAAACGTCACCCTTAACTTTAACCACCCCGTTAAAGAACTTGTCTGGGTTCACACTAACACCGCCAATGCCACTGCTGGTGCCTCTACTGGTAACAGATGGTTTAACTATGCTGGTTGCACTTCAGCATCTGATGATGTTGATTCTTTCACCTCTGCTCTTCTTCAACTTAACGGTCATGACAGATTTTCTGTCCGTTATGCCGACTATTTCCGTAAAGTCCAAAACTACGAACACCACTGCCGTGTTCCCCGTGTTGGTAGTGATTTAGTTACTGATGACCACCGTCAACAATACATCTACACTTACTCCTTTGCCCTCTCCCCTGAAGAACACCAACCCAGCGGAACCTGCAACTTTTCCCGCATTGACAATGCCGTTCTTCAACTTAAATATGGTGCTGAATCTACCTTCAACGCCCAAGACCAAGCCATGAACCTCAACGTCTATGCCGTTAACTACAACGTCCTCCGCATTATGTCAGGCATGGGGGGTTTAGCTTACAGTAATTAGAAAATAATAAGTTGTATTTTCTATAAGGTCTAATGCATTTAAACTAATTAATTTTTTTCTATTTTTTAATTAATAATTATTATAAAATTAAAATAATAAATTCATAAATATTTTACAAAATAAAATTGCAAATTAAAAATTGAGTTTTAAATAATTAATACAATCATTATAATCATTATAATTATTGAATAATATAAAATGACATCTATCAATATGATATGTGGAAAACGTAGAGATATAGTAAAAATAGATGATAAAATTATTACATTACAAAATTCTTATAATTTAATTACAGATGATAATGGTAGTAAGCATTATGAAATAGAAACTAATAATAAAATAAAATTTAAAATCAATGAAGAATATTTATTAAAAATTATTTGTGTGAAAGTATATGATATTTTTTATTATCCTCGTTGGTTTTATAAAGATAAAAAAATATTTGCAAATATACAAACTATTGATGATAATTTTAATATAAATATTGTAAAATATTTATTTGATAAAATTAAAAATACTAAATTTAGATATACAATTAGAAGTGATGATGAATATGATTACAGATTTGAAAATATAAAAACAAATATAAAAATTAATACTATATCACAAAGTAATACATCATCAAATAATATACCAATAATTATAAATAAAAAATTTAAAAAAATGAGTTTACCACCACTATTTTATAGAGCGGAAGATATAAAAGATATAGTTATATTTGTAAATATCCAATTATTATGAAAGAACAAATTGATGGCAAAATATTTACAACATTAGATGAATTTAAACTACATAGTGAGGTAAAACTAAATGAAATCCTAACCACCGAACAACCTAATAGTATTATTTATACATTAGATTCATTTTTAGATTATCTAAATACTAAAAAAATACCTAAATATATAGACCCTAGAATAAAAGATAG